TGAATTTCCAAAGGAACTTTTTGGTCTTTCAACGTCTTAAATACTCTACGTGTATTAACATGATAGCTATCTGCACCATCATCATTTTCAAGCGTTGGAGCATCCCAATTATTAGATGTACCATCTTTTTCTTTATAGACTTTACTACCAACTTCGTTAAATGCACGACCATTAGTTGTTAAACCAATAGCGTTCCAAATAGAAGATTCATACAATGCAATACGGTTGACTTGTAATGTACCTCCACGGTAATTCGTTGGAACTGCCTGTACAACACCTTCCCAACCGATAGCTTGTAATTTATTAACCTGTCTTTGTTCACTAACATTAAAACTTTGTATCATTCCTACAATATATCCATTTGCATAAACAAATATATTCGTAGAAGTTGTAATCAACGAGTTATCATTAGATGAAGTCGGTTGCATTGTATTATTTGCAACACGAATATCATTTCTAGTAGCACGATGGGTATTTGTAGAAGTGTTTTGACCAAAGTTATTAAAATGTTTACTTGCATCATAAGCCATATTCTACTTCACCCCTTAATCTTTTGCCGTAACATAATCAGAATACACATCTGAATACTGTATTGTAGCCGTTTCTGCTACTGTTATTTGACCTGCACTAATAGCTTTTGAATAAGCTGATAACCAACAATCTACATATGTTTCTACATAGTATGCTTTTGTTTCCATATCAGGCATTTTAGTTTTAACTTGAATTTCAAGTGGTACACGTTGTTCTTTTAAATTTTTAAAAGGATTACCTAACGTATTTCCTGTACCGCCTTGGGCTACTGCGTTACCAGGGATTTGTTCAGAATATGTAGCAAAATGTCCTGTTTTTGTCATACCTAAAGCATTAAACAAATTACCATTGAAAAGAGCAATACGGTTAATAGAAATCTGACCACCATTCGTATTACCTGGTGCCATTTGAACGACACCTTCTGTTCCTAATTCTTGAATAGGGGTAATTGTACGAGATTCAGAAGGGGAGAAGGATTGAATAAATCCAACCCTCTGATTATTACAATAAATTTCAATGTTTGTAGATGTAATAGGTAATGATGCACTATTATCTAAAATGCCTACCATACCTGTAGCACGTTGGGTATTTAGCCATTTATTAGTATCAGATGTGTACGCTGACTGCGTACCATTGACTAATGCCATGAAAAATCACCTACCAATTTATTAAACCTTAATTAAATTAATTACGAACCTGTTGAAGAAAATCCAAAGGAGATTGTAATATAATTCAATGGATATACTGCTTCGATTTCAAATTTAACAAGAATTTCGCGTGGGTCATCAGGTGAATCTGAAACAGAAGGACCAGTATAACCTAAGATGATTTCTTGGCTTACAAACTGACTAAGAATACTATTAATAGAATACTGAACATTACTCTTAGCAGAAGGAAGGTTTTTAATACCAACATATAATTCATCACAAGTCTTACGAACCTGTGCAATTACATAGTCCTTAATCTGAATAAGTGTAATTTCTGTTGTATTTACTTCATCATCACAAGTTGTAATACCATGACGTACAACAAGAGCATTACTCTTTTCATGAACTACTGTACAACCGCTTTCAGCAAGAGCATTTTTCTCTGTTTCTGTATATGTATCAAGCAATTCTTTAAAACCGCAACCAATCTTCTTACGTGTTAATGGTTCTGCTACATCATGTGTAAAACCAACTGTAGCTACACCCAAAGCAAGATAGCAACCAGGTAATGTACGAGTATTAATACGACCTGTATTAACATTCTTTACATCATAAGCAACACGACCTGGGACAACATAGACAACACGTTCATCGTTATATGCTTCTGCCTGTTGTTTCATACCCAAGGTCTTATCCGCTGCAGTAGCATTTTTATTAATCTTCTGTCCTGCATAAGCAGAAAGATAAACCATACGTTCATGTCTACCTTGTTCACTTGACATTGCATCAACGTGAGCCTGTGCATGAGCACCAACTACTGTTGATGTAGTTAAAGGAACTATAGCATTAACATTTTCTGTTCCTGCTACATCTTTTTGTAACTTATCAATAGCTTTATTCATTTCATAATCTGAATCGTTCTTTGCTTGTACACAACAAATCGTTGTTACGCCCGCACGGAAAGCTAATTCAGCACCTAATGTTAATGAATTTGTTACAATAGAAGAAGCCGTAACATCATAGTTACCATATTCTTGGACAACATCATCATAGGTATAAAAGATTTTTGGTTCATAATCTTCTTCCGATTTCTTATATTTATAAGAAACATAATAAACATTATTTTCAGCAATTGCTTTACCAAAGACTGCTTTCTTTGTAATTATGCGTACACAATCTCCTGTTGTAATAACAGAAGAGTCAAAATCAGGAAGAATAAATGTAATACCAGGGATTACATTAAGATATTCACTAACTGCACCAACTGCACCTTCATATAATGCAGGGGAAATTTCTGTACCAGTTTCATCTTCTTGATAAATCTTGATTTCTTTTGTTAATGGGTCTGTAACCTGTACAACAAACTGACCACTAACAACTTCATCGGAATCAACAATCATGAAATATTCATATTTGGATTCATCATCAACCTTATCCTTATTTAATGGAAGGAAAGATTCACGAAGTTTCTGACTGTATTGTGTAATTGTTTCATCGAAAACAATCTGTGGTTCAATTTCTGTTTTTGGTGCTTGTGTTTTAATTACTACACTATCACCAACATGAGTAATAGAATTACCATCTGCATCAGGTACAAACAAATCTTTAATCTGAATTTTAAGACCTGGGATTGCAGCTGTATTAAATTCTTCACTTACTCCCCATTCGCCCATAATTTTCTTGGTAGCATTATCTGTTACACGATAGCAACCGCAATTAACATGAGCGGAATCGGCATGGTCAAAAGCATCTTCCAAATATGTAATTTCAAGTGTATATGAACCATCAACAATCTGATATTGTAAATCATCATTTGGAACAATTGTAATTTGTCCTTTTAATTGTAAAGAACGTTCATTTGCTTGTGAAATTACTTTGTATTCTGCATCTTGAATAGTATTCCATGCAATTTTATTACCATCTTTTAACATAAAGGCTTCATTAGCACCTTCATTGTAAACTGTAGAACCTTTTACAATAGCACCATTACTTAAAGCCTTATCTGTAACGGAAATAATTTCAAAAACATTTTTGTATTTTAATGAATCATATGCTTGGGAATCGCTTTTCTTAATGGCTTCATTATATACTTCAAAATAATTTGCACCCGTGCCAATTAAACCTAGAACACGAGTTGCACCAACATTATTTACTGTGCTTGCGGATTTTACAAATCGCGCATATGCACCAGGCACTCTATATGGCATATTGTTATACCTCCAATTTCATTTATTTATAATGGATTATTAGTTTCTCCATTATCTTGTATGGTTTTATCTACCCTTGCGGAATCATAAAGTGTTGATAACTTTTCTCCATTTGCATTTTCTAATTCCATTTGCATTTGAATATTGAACTCGTTCGGGTCAAGCAAATCAACATCTTCTATCCAAGTAGACCACGTATTAAATCTCAACTGTGATATATAAATTTTATCAGAATTGTATTCTATCGTTGTCTCACCTGCATAAGAAGCATCTTTTATGATAATACCTTGATTTTGAATGTATCTACGCAAAGAAAATCTTAAAGCCTTTGCAACTAAATCTGTAAAGACTTCTCTATCAAGAGGATTTCTACAACCAATATCTACTGTTATTGAAAATTCATAAACACCTACATATCGATATGCTATAATCGCTCCTGTTCGTGGGTCAATAACCTCTCTACCCATATCTCCTAATCCTGTTGTAACCATATTACCTGAACCTGCACTTAAAATAACTGTAGGAAATTCACGTAATTCTTCTGGTTCAGAATCATAAAAAACTGCATGAGTAAAATGGTCATCTGATATTTGACGAGGTAATTTATTACGATAATTTTTTGGATTATTAAAATATAATCTCAAAAATGTAATAAAAACGTCTTTTGTATGCTTAATAGCATCTTCCATTAACATTCCAGAAACACCCCAAATCTAAGTCTGTTCCTAACAATTAAATATTTATTATCATTATCTTTATTTTTTGTTTCATTATCATTAAAATTCCCTAGAATCTAATAAAGGTAATAAGAAAAATAACACAAATACAAAAGTCTACTATAAAATTATAGTAGACTTTTTATTATAATCTAGGATATAAAGTTGTACGTTTCATATCATATATTGGGTCATTTGGGTCATATGGCTTTAGATTTAGTTCTTGATGAAATAAATAACCTCCCGCCTGGTTTATCATAGAATTAATTACCTGATAAATAGTTCCTGTTGGAGAAATTAGCACGTCACGATTTTGTATTTGAGTATCTGAAATTGTCCATGCTCCACATGGTTTATTGTATACCATCATTTGATTAGGAGTTACATCCATAGACGCTTGTGCTGGTTTTAATCGCACATACAATTGAAATGCAGGGTCATATCCACCAACATAACCTGTACCATAACAAACAGGACAATCTAACGTACCTGCTCTACCTCTAATTGGGTCATAGCATTGTGGACAACGTTCACCATCTTTTTTCCTAGTATATAAGTCAAACAACATACCTGTATTTTTCAATATCCACAAACTACGTTCATTCATTTTTAAAAACCATCTATCTGTATTATGAACTTGAAAACATACAGGTTGTGATAATTTCCCTTCTATATATTCTCCATCTGTTTCATATACTGTAGATACTTTATACCAATTTTGAACTTGTGGATTTTTAGAAACACCAAAATCTTCAAAACGATTTGTTTCTAACGGTTTATTATTTTGTTTATAAAAAATACCATTTTGTGTAAAACCTTTATATACATTATAACATACTTTTTTTATATTCTTACCATTATGCGAACTAGGATTTTTTATTTCGTTCCACGTAATAACAGAACAACTATTATCTCTAGGATATGAAATATCTATATGCACAGGTGGATTTAAATCTTTTTGAAAAACTTCAATATTCATGTAAAATCACCACAAAATTTATTAAATCATAAATATATCATTTGTTTTTTACTAAACAAATTTGAATTAGAAATTAATTGTTCACCAAATCCATGTGTATCATCTATTTCAATATCATTCATTTTTACAGGAGAATCTTTTGCCCTTATTTTTACTTTATATTTACCATTTTTTATTGCAAAAGAATATTTACCATCATTATCTGTTTTACGATATACACATAATCCATTATTATCTAAAATAATTATTTCTGCATTTTCTATTGGAGTGTTTTTATTATCTACCAATTGACCATAAATCATTTTATAGTCCGTACCACAAAATTTTACCATATCCTTATATTTATCTAAAATCATTCCATTAACAGTAAAATAATATTCATATTTCAATTTACTAGAAATATTAATATTATGTTTGGTAATCTTTTGATTATTAATAAAAATATCTATATTGTATACGCCTGATGGAATATATGCCTTATATCTCCCACCATCATCTGTATAACAAATATCCGTTATAACATTCCCAAACGAACTATTAATTTCATTCATTTTAATAAATTCAACTTTTGTATGTATATAACTTTTATTTTTATTCTGTAGAATGCCACTTACAGGAACAATTTTATAACGAATCAAATCTAAATTCGATGGATTATTTATTGTTTGATTATTTGTATGCAAAATAAGATTTGTGGATATTTCATCTGTTATATCGAAAAAACAATTCCAACTATGTGATGATTGTCTACCAATTACATCAAAGCTACATTGAAAATTTACTTTTTTACTTCTCATAGACAAAGCATCACCTCTTATAATAAGACTATATTTTTATTTTGTATTAACTCATTTCCATCAAATTTTTGAGCTACCAAAACAATACTATAAGTATCAATTCGTAACGTATAAGTATAATTATATTTATTATCTTCTGTATTTACTCCTAAACAAAATACAGTATTATTATTTCCATCCATTAATCCATGAGTATTTTCTTTATACTGAAAATACTTTAATACATTTTGATTTAACTTTAAATCATATACAGTATGATTTAAAAAAAATGTTAAATTTTTATTAATACCACAGTAAATATTATCGTCTGTAAAATAAGCAGTTTTTATTTCTTTTGGGTCATTAATAAAAATATTATTATTTTCTTTTAATAACAAACCATTATTTGTTATTATTTCCCAATGCATATTATTCATAATTATACAAAAAATCTAATGTAAAGAAATATTTATACTTCTTTACCATAGAATTTTCCTTTAACTTTATTTTTGTTTGAATTGTAGCATGGTCTGATACACCTAGAATTGCTCCATATTCATCAGAAGCATTTCCTTGAATATCTTTTAACTCTCTATGAGACATATCTACTGGTTGAAATTCAGATTTCATATCATACGTAGTACAACGTGCATATAAAAATGGATTCAAATCTCTACTTTCAGGAGGAATAGTAATACGTAACCTGCAATTGTTTGCATTTTGACAAATCATTTGTGGCGTACCACCATCCCATGCAGGTTCATTATTCCAAATATCAAATTCAACAATAAATTCAGATTCTCCACCTGTTAAACCATTACATTTACCATAATAAATTTTTTTATTCTGAGCGGTACTAGCTAATCCTAATACTTGTTCACCTGTAGCATTATCAACTACTCTAGTATAATAAGTCATTCTAGGATAAATCATTTGTTATACCACCTCATTTAACCACATATACAACATCATCAAATATTTTATATGCAGTACCACAATTTTTACAAACTAAATATCCTTCCTTATCCGTTAAAGGAGAATATTTACATTCAGGACAACGATAATTTTTTACATCAGCAGAATCTAATTCTTTTAAAGGTATCATATCTTCCCCATCTAGCGGATTAATTTCTACATCAATGTATTCCAAATCTCCATTTGTAATAGCAACTAAGCGTTTCATTTAAACACCTCGTTATTATTCTTCTTCTATTTCTTTGTTTTCTTCAAGAATTTCACTTAATTCAGGAGGATAATCTGTACTATCTCCATATTCAATTACATCATCTGACAAAGTATCAATATCAATATATCCTTTTATATAATCTTCGTCACATGAACGCAAATTACCATATCCATCAATTAATACAAAATCATCTGAAAAATTAAAATCAGAAAAACAACCAAGTCTAAAACATTCTTCTTTATCCTTAGTCTCTAAAAATTCGTCTAATTCATCCATTGGAAAAAAATCTATATATTGAAATACATATGAATTACATGCATCTGATACAGACATTAATTCATATACACCCATATCATTTAAACAATTCATTACATCATCTTTTAAACTAGCAATAACTTTACGATTTTTCATAATATAATCATTCCTTTACTATTTTTTAGCATCTAATAAAAATATAAAAATTTACACATCTATTATTTGATTATTCTGCATAAACCCATCACAATCTACAACTAATTTATATTTCCCATGATTTAAATTTAATTCAAATTGTCCTTCTAAAGTAGTTGTATCTTGACATTCTAATTCATACATATCTTTTTCTATATTATATTTATATGCTTTAACGATAGCATTTTCAATTCCATTACCATGAGCATCTAATATAAAATCAATTAATTTTTCTGTACCATGACCATTATCAACTTTAGTTTCTGTAATTTGTGTATTATTAATTTTAATTTCCTCTATTGATTTTGAACCATCATTATACACATTCATTTGAAATTTTTTCTTTACACCTGATGGCAATTGTATCTGCATAATATATGAACCATTATCTAAAAACGCTTTCCACTTACCTTTTTGATTTGTTTTTGTTTCTATAAGCGGATGTTCCAAATCATTTGTATCATATATCACAATATTTATACCTGATACACCCATTTTGTTTTTTGCAGTAAATTCATCTTCAATTTTAAACAATCCATTACCTAAACTTACATCAGATAACTTTTCTATACCTATATTATTAAATTGAATTTCTTCTTTTGAATCTCCAATTTGTGCTCTAATAGAACGAGTTTCATAACCATCTAGCGCGAATTTAAATTCATAATCACTAGGGAAAATTTTTGCTTCCCATTTACCATCTTCATCTGTTGTTGTTTGATATACTATATTATTATTCTCTAAATCTATAATTTGCACTTTTACATCTTTTATAATTCTATTACTATTTATATCATTTACATATCCATATAAATAAACTGTATTATTATCATCTATATTTTTTGGCACAATATTAAAAGAATCTAATGAATTTAATTTTTCTCCATTATATTCTCCTTGATAAACAATTACATATTTCCCATAATTTTCACATACATTTGTATCAAAATTATATATATAACCATTATCAAACTGTTCCATTGCTTGCCAAGGTAAATCTTCATATACTTTGTCTTTATATTCATGTAATATTCTAACTTTTGGATTTTTTACATTAACAATATTATTATCTTTCTTAAATTCATAATATAATGTTTTTGTATCTCCTTTATATAAATCCATTGTATCACCACCATTCATACTCTATAAATAAAATAAAGCGTAATTAGTGTTATATACTAATTACGCTTTTATTATAAATTAAATTTTATCAAAACTTAAAGTTAAGACCTGTTTCCTTCATCTTTGCTTCAACCTGCTTGCAAATTGAATG